CGACGAGGTAAGCACTCATAGAGTACTTGATATTTTGCGCCGAAATGAGCGGGTCCGCTGCGATCTTGCTGTAGTTCAGCCGAATCGTCCGGCGGGTTCGCTTGCCGTACTGGTGAGAAACCAGAAGGCCGACGTTACCGTCGTCCTTCCGGAATTCTCCCTTGTCGACACCCGAACCCACGCGAGGAAGCGACTGAGCGACAGCATTGATAGTAACGGACTGCGGATCAGAAAAGGACACGAGGCACCCCTTCTAGCGTGGACGTCATTGTCCACTAGTTGGACTCTTAGCTAATTACTAAGAGTATTCGGTCCTCGGGAAATCCCGATCGCCGCGAGAATTGCCCATTGCTTCGGTGTAAAAACCGAAGGATTCAGGCCGAAACCGAAAGGAGTCGCTCTAATCCGTCTCTTGGATTCTCGAGACCAAGATTGGAACGAGTTGAACCCGGCACCATCTTCGAAAGAGGTATGATTAAAAATATCAGTGACCTCCTTCTTATGTTCCATTTGGTAGCCGTAGTTCATGACAAGGCCGTCTAAGGCATAGCTCGTAGCATTGGCGATAACATCGCCAGTGTTTATGAACCAGTCTGACAGCCAAGACCATGGAGCCAAGTTCCAGAGTAACTCTGGATCTGGTCGGAGTCCGGCAATACGATTCGCCTCCATCAGAAACCTACGACTTTTCGATAAAATCGAGTCATCGTGGGGAATGAAGTAGGTGAAAGACCCTGAAAACCAGAGGTCTACTGTCGTTGTGACCGTAGTCTGACAAAATCCTTGGTCCAAGAGGTAGGCAGTCATGTACTGACCAGGCCAACAATAATAATTATGGCCTAACGTCGGTCCTACACTGACCTCCTTCGACATGGGGAGAGCGATCCGTCTCCGAACGGGCTTACCGGAGTCACGGTAAAGCTGCGTGATGATCTTGTGAGAATGTTGAACATTCTTCACAGTTTTCATCACATCGCTCCATAAAGGCTTCCAGCCAAACTCCCAATTGAGAAACTCTTGACTTCCGGCTTTTGGAACTTTCCGGAAGTTACTAAGAATCTCCTTGAGAGAATGGCCGATCATGTGGGGTAAACCGTCATTACGAAGTTCACCCAACGTGACGCCAACACCACTCAGCGGCGCGACAGGACGAGCGAGAGCGATAAGCCTAGTGCCATACACAACCAACTCATCATCAGTACTAGGGCCCAAGTAATTAGGGCCAATAGACTGATTATTAGTCGGAAGCGCGATGCCATTATAGGACTCGTCGCACGAACCCGGTGCTGGATGCGAGACGGTAATACCGCCTGCGCCCGATCGAAGCAAGCCATTCTATTGAGAAAGGAATGGACCACCTTGATCGCCTCCAGTCACTTTCCGAGAGGGCCAGAAATGCCCCTCAGAAGTCGTCTTCTGCTGACCAAAGAGAGTGATCTCCTTAACGGATTTCACGCACCCACCAGAGGTGTAAGTGCCAGAGAACTTACCGTAATCGATACGTCTCTGTCTCGTTGATGTGGTACCCATGTTCTGTCTTCCTTTCGGTGGTCCACCACATCGTTGTGATGTGACCAGTGCACTGCGTCGGGG